GCCGGATGTGTATCCGACCTGATGATGGCCCGAAAGGGCCGAAACAGTACTGCGTATGCCGACATGGGCATGGGAGATAGGTAACCAATCCTCTGGAATCTCCAACGGGTAATATACCACACAAGGTGTGTTTCGCCGTTCCGCTTCGCTGTTGCTTGTGGTCATTAGCCGGACTACTGTCTAGCGCCAGTTTACCCGGGTTACCCAAAGCTTGCAAAAAGTGGAGGGCTACCCTGGGCATTTTGGCCCAGCGGTAGGTTCGGTTCTTTTTCCAAAGTACGAACTAACCCTATAAACTGTC